GAGCTGGTAGCTGGCCTCGGTGACAACCAAGGCAACTACACAGCGTTCCTACAACGTCAGACCTCCGTGCGTGGTAAAGAATCTGCCCTGCGTCAGCTGGGTAAGAGCATCATGCGCGTGCTGGGTATGAAACCGGGCGCTCGCACCGGGCTGACCGATGTAGCCGATGCACTGGAAGATTTACTGGCCTCTGGTCCGAATGGCTCCGGCCTCGGTAAGCAGGCTGCAAACCGCATGGCTCCAGAGTTTACCTCCGGCGCGATGAAGGGAATGACCGAGGCTGCTCGCGCTGCCGTTAAGTCTGCACCTGCTGGTCGCCGGGAAGAGGCGGCTGCTACTGCTATGTTCAAACAGTTCAAGACCACTGCACAGCGTTTCTTCTCTCTGCGTGATGAGATTGCACAGGATACTGCGGCTACTGCCGAGTTTGCTGACTTCCTCGTTGCAGACGGTACGAAAGTTGGTGAGCGTGCTGAAGCTGTTGCTGACCTGAAGCGTCTGTATAAGTCCGAGATGGATGCCGTCACTGGTATCGTTGAGAAGGCTATCACAGATGAGCTGTCACGCACTGGCACCGGTAAGCTGGACCAGTTCTTCTACCGTAAGAACTTCGTTGAGAAACGACAGGCTCTGGAGAATGACCTCGCCAAGTATCTGGACTATGCACATGGCGAGTATCGCAATGGCCGTCCAATCGACCCGCCACCTGCCCACATCGAACGTGTTGTTAATGCGTTCACTGAGTCCGGCTGGTCCGAGCGTTGGTTCGACCACATGCAGAATGCAGGCATCAACAACGAGGGCCGATTCGAGAAGTCTCCATATTACCTGCCACGCCGCTACAGCAGCGACAAGATTCGTACTCTGACCCGTGAGAAGGGCTTTGCTCAGAAAGACTTTGTGGATGTGTTCAGTCTCGCTATGCGTGACGCATATCCAGCTATGGACCGTGACCTGTCTCGTCAGGTTGCCCGTACATGGTATCAGGGTCTGACCTCTGCACAGCCGAAGCAGGGCGCTATGTGGCGTCGGGCTATTAACGGTATGAGCAACGATGAGTTCGTTGAGCTGCTGCTGGAGAATGGTGTAGCGCGTGAAGACGCCGCTGCCATTCTGGAGAAGTCCGTGTTCGCCTCTGAGCGTACCGGCTCCAACCCGGCGCGTAACCTGCGTAAGCGTAATGAGCTGGATATGCAGAAAGTGTATACCACTCAGTCGGGCCGGACAATGAAGCTGGCCGATATCATGGATACTGACGTGTCCAAGCTGATGAACCAATACAATAACCGCATGTCTGGCCGCGTAGCGTTTGCTGCGAAGGGTACACCGGATATGAAGGATATCGTGAACCAGATTGATGAGCTGCGTAACACCGTGGCTAAACCTGATGATTGGACCAGTAAAGTGGATGACACCGTGGATGTGCTGATGGGCTACCCTGCCCAAGGCGCTACCCCGGATTGGATGTTGGCCTCCGGCTATCTGTCCAATGCCATGATGCTGAAGAACTCCGGTCTGTATCAGCTGACCGACCTCGCCCTCGCAGCGAAAGAGTTTGGTATGGCCCGTGTCGTGCGTAGCATGATGCAAGGTGGCCTGTTCAAACATGCTCGCGTAGAGCTGGGCCGGGACCAGAATCTGCATCAGCGTCTGCACAACATCCTCAGCGGTGCCACGCAGAATGATATGCGCTTCAAATGGCTGCATACATTGGCCGACGATAACACTGACCTGACTCGCTCTGCGCATATGGTTAATGTCCTCCGCAACTTCTCTCAGGCCGCATACAGTGCAAACGGTATGCGTGCCATTCACCGCGCTATGGTCAACATGAATGCTGGACTTATTCAGGATTCAATCATGGCCGCGCTGGGTGGTTCAGCCAAGGATGCGAAGCTGCTGGGTAAGTTCGGCCTGCGCCAATCTGCTCTGGATGATATGCGAGCTGCCTACGCCGCTAATCCGGGTGCTGCGTTCAAACCTGAATTGCAGACGCATCTGGAAGCTGTAGGGCAACGCTTTATGGATTACGTGGTTCAGCAGAACCGCACTGGTGAGACTGCGCACTTCGCAGAGATGAACCCGATTGGCCGCGTGCTGATTGGTTATCAGTCTTTCGCATTTGCCGGGACCAACAAAATCCTGCGTCGTCATCTGGAGAATGGCTCAGAAGAAATGATGGGCGGGGCAATCCTACTGGCGTACCAGTTCCCAATGATGGCTCTGATGACCTACGTGCGTTATGGTATGGACGGTAAGCTGGACGAGAAATCCAGCTCTGACCTGATTCATGACGCCGTGTCTGGTATGAGTGCAATTGGTGGTGCGTCCATGCTGATGGACCTGTTCAGCACAAACCAGCGTGGCGGTGGCGTCTCCATGTTTGGTAGCGTCAACAGCATTATTCAGACTCTGCAAGGCGTTGCCCGTAAGGGTGAAATGTCAGCACAGGATGCGAGTAAGCTGATGCCACTGGCGCAGGAGTTTATTCCTCTGCGTATTTTGATTAACAACACCTCGGGCGACTAATGGGTCGCCCACCCTTTATGGAGTAATACATGGCTAATTCATGGCAGACTGAAACCGCAGCACCCGGTCAGATTCAAGTATCAATTAATATTCCCTATATGCAGCGGCAGGATATCTACCTGTACGTGAATGGCGGTGAAGTGAAAGGCTTTACGTGGGTGAGTGATACGAACGTGCGTCTGCCTGCCCCGCTTACCGGTGGCGAAGAAATCCTCGTGATGCGTCGCACTGAGCGTGAGCATCTGCGTATCCAGTTCTCTGAAGGTGCAGCATTTGACCGCAGCAATCTGGATGAACAGAATACCCAATTCCTGTACCTGTCTCAGGAGCTGGTAGAAGGCCGAAGCATTGAAGGCTTCTATGGTGATATCAGCATGAACACCTTCCGTATCACGAACCTCGGCTCACCAATCTATGACACCGATGCAGCGAATAAGAAATATGTCGATGCAGAAGTGCGGGAAGTGAACCAGAAGGCTATCCGTGTACCGGAAGCGACTGTACAGCCTACACCTACCGTGAATGGCCGTAAGAACAAGCTGCTGGGCTTTGACAGCATCGGCAACCCGGTATCAGCCACGCCTATCGAAGGCTCGGCAACTGAGCTGGAGCTGGACCTGCAAGATATCGACGGCATGAGCATCCTCGGTCGTGTACCGAGCATCGAAGCACTGCGTCAACTGGCCCCGCGTCAGGACCGCCGCTTCGTGTCTGTGGTCGGCTACGTCGAAGGTTCAGTGAAAGGTGGTGGCTTCTTTGAGTATGTTGCCTCTGACACAACCTCACCTGATGACGGTGGTATCATCATCGTTGGTCTGAATGGCGCTCGCTGGCGTCGTATGATTGAGCTGAACTCTGTCACCATCGAACACTTCGGCGCTCGTAGTGATGGCGTTACGGATGATATCGAATCCATGAAGCGTATGCACGCATGGTCTCGTGGCATCGACGCAACCTTTGGTCCGGGCATTGTGCTGGGTCCGGGTCTGACCGCGATTAGCTCGTGGGATTTGGGCAACGCCGAGATTCCTGCATTCAAACTGCGTGGACCTGAAGTGGCCTATGGCCGTCTGCCGCGTGCGCAGCTGCGCCTGCTGGACCATGCCAATGCCTATGCTATCCGGTTCAAGGCTCGCCGTATGGAAGTGGCTAACCTGAACATCAACGGTGCCGCAAGTACCAAAGGCTTCCTTGAGAATACCGTGACCCGTGGTGACTACTGCCGAATCCATGCGATTCAGGCCCGTGGCATGACCGGTCGTGTATTCCACGTCTTTGACACCATCGACACCAAACTGGACCAGTGCTACTCGTCTCAGGGCAAGGCGTCATTCTTCCGTACCGATTGGTCGAATGAATCACCGGGCGCGTGGGACCACCCGACTGCGATTGAAATCTCAAACTCTAACTTCGAAGGTCATACCGGCGAGTTCGCTGTGTCATGTATCCGCGCAGGTCAGTCTGAGATGAACAACGTCTGGTTTGACCGCAACGAGCGTGGCTTCGATATCTCGCAGGGTGGCTGGGTGCTGAAGAACGTAACTCAGGAGAACAGCGTCAATCCATCAGGTGCCAAGTACACCAAGCTGACTCGCATTAACTGCCGCTTTGAGCAGGGTGCTGGTCTGAGCTTCGACGTATCTGGTTATGACCCGTCATGGGACCCAAGTGGCAAACCGCCAACGTGGGTGACTAACGCAATGGACCAAGGCACCATTCAGCTGGACCCGAAAGGCTCCGCGCTTCAGAATGGTCTGGCTATGGGCTTCCAGAACCCACTCCCGGAAATGCGCCTGCTGAACAACACAGGTAACGAGAAGTGGATTAACGTTGGTCGAGTCATCCAGAACAGCACGCTGGGCGCTACCTTTGAGCTGGAGCTTCAGGGTGCGGCTGGTTACGATAACATCGGCTCCAGTACGAACCACCCCGGCTCTACCGGTTTCGGTGGCGGTCGTGCGCTGATTCGTGGTCAGCTGAAGTACAACGTGGCATCAGCAGACGGCATCCAGCTGTCGTGGCATGGTGAGGGCGCGTGTCCAATCCGTGAGGTTCGCTATGTTCACGCATGGCAGAGCTTTGATATCTACGTGCGTATGGGTGCGTTCACCCGCGTAATGGGCGTGTTCCTGCGTTCAGATGGTGTAGGCCGTATCTCATCTGGCTCTCCGTTCTACTACCGTGCTGGTAGCGATGCACCGGTTGATATCGGTAGCGTGGCTAACCTGAAGCAGGCGCACAAAGTGTGGGCTGTGAACGGCGGTATCGCGGGTACTGGTGAGAACAACACCGGCCTCGGTATGGACCTTGATAGTGGTACGCTGCTTCTGGCATCGCCGGAGGAAGGTGCTGCTGCTGGTCGCTACCTGCACATCAAGAACAACTATCAGGACCGCTACATCCCGGTTCAGGCAACAATGGAGTCTACCCGTGTTAACCGCTATGCCAAAGCTGACCTGCCACGCGCAGATGGTGAGAACGCATACGGCGTAATCCTGTGTACTGACTCCGGTACTGGTTCCGGTGCATCCACTCGCTTTGAGCTGCTGTTCTCGGATGGCCTAAAGTGGGTACGTGCAAAAGACGGTTCAGCCGTCAACTAAGGAGGGAGTATGAGTAAGCAGCGTGCCGGGTCCAAGTCCCGGCTCTCTGCACTGCACGCAATGTTTACTGAGGCGCTAATCAATGAACTGAAGGAGGCTGGCGCGGAGAACATCCCGCTGCCAGCAGCCGACAAGTCTGTGATTGCAAAGTTCCTCAAGGACAATGATATTACCGCAGATGCAGATGACGAATCTATGAACAGCCTCCGTGATGAGTTTGAAGACGAACTCGCTAAGAAACGTGAGGAACGAGCCAAGGCTATCATGCAGACCGCAGGAGGCACTGGCGACGACCTATCTGATATGGGAATTATCTAATGCAACTTAATCCGTTTGTTTTAACCCGTCTGAAGCTAATTGCTGAACAGACGAATGCCCTCAACTTTAACCCGCGTGGCATTGACCAGCAGAAGCGTATCGAACTCGCTATGATGCTGGCCGTGACGTTCAAAGAGTTCCGGGATTTCGCCTATGTTGGTATGCGCTTCCTCGGGTTTGAGCTGACGGATATGCAGGCCGATATTGCAGATTTTATGCAGTACGGGCCGCGTAAGAAGATGGTGGCCGCACAGCGTGGTGAGGCTAAGTCTACACTGGCCGCGCTGTATTCCGTATGGCGTCTAATCCAGAACCAAGCAACCCGTGTCCTGATTGTCTCCGGTGGTGAGCAGCAGGCGTCCGAGGTTGCGACTCTGGTTATCCGTCTGATTGAAACATGGCCGTTGCTGTGTTGGCTCAAGGCCGACCCGTCACGCGGCGACCGTACCTCATACACCGCGTATGATGTGCATTGCGACCTGAAGAAGCTGGACAAGTCACCGAGCGTGGCCTGTGTCGGCGTAACCGCGTCATTGCAGGGTAAGCGTGCTGATTTGCTTATCCCGGATGATATCGAAACAACAAAGAACGGTATGACCCAAACCGAACGTGAGAAGCTGCTCACAGTCTCCAAAGACTTCGCGGCTATCTGTACGCACGGTGACACCCTATACCTCGGCACCCCACAGACCAAGGACAGTATCTACAAGACGCTGCCTGCCCGTGGTTTCGAAGTGCGCGTATGGCCGGGCCGTATCCCGTCACTTGAAATGGAAGAGAAGTATGGAGAGACACTTGCGCCTTATATCCGCGAGCTGGTTCATAATGGTTATCGCCGGAGTGGTTTCGGAGTCGATGGGACTTTGGGCCAGTCAACCGATACTGGACGCTATTCTGAAGACGACCTGATAGAGAAAGAGCTGGACTTCGGTCCCGAGGGCTTCCAGTTGCAGTACATGCTGGATACGACGCTGCTTGATGCAATGCGCACCAAGATTAAGCTGAGTGACCTACTCATCTACTCAGGCGACCACGATGCTGCTCCAGACCGCTTTATGTGGGCTGCTGAACGCCGCAATCTGGTGGAAGAGTACGAGCCTATCCGTGGTGAGAAACTTTACTACCCGGCTGGCTCCGGCTCTGAGATGCTGCACTACAAGCATAAGCTGATGGTTGTTGACCCGGCTGGTTGTGGTGGTGATGAAATCTCCTATGCTGTCGGCGGCGCGGTCAGCTCCTATATCCACCTCTTCAGTGTTGGTGGTTATCAGGGTGGCGTATCAACCGAGAACATCGACAAGGTAATTGACCTCGCTATCGAAATGGACGTCTCCGATATCCTGATTGAGAGCAACATGGGTCATGGCACCGTGGAGATGCTGTTCATGAACCGGTTAGCCGAACGTGGCATTCCGGGCATCGGTGTACGCGGCCAGTACAGCACCACACAGAAGGAGCGCCGTATCATCGACACTATCTCACCTGTCAGCCGCCGCCACCGCCTCGTGGTGCATGAGCGTGCTCTGCGTGATGATACTGAGTCGTGCATGGCGTACAGCCGTGAGAAGCGTTGGCTCTACTCCGCATTCCAGCAGATGCTGAACATCACCTACGACCGAGGCTGTCTGGCCAAGGATGACCGGGTGGATGCAGTAGCAATGCTGGTGGCTGAACTTAACTCGCACCTCGTTGAGGATGAGAGCAAGGCAGCTGAGAAGGCCCGTGAGGGCGAGGTGAAGGAGTTTCTGGCCAACCCTATGGGATATGGTCCGGGGCATCCGTTAGCTGCACAGAAGGCCAAGCGTGAACGATTTGGCCGTGTTCGTAAACATAATGGAAGGAAGATGCGATGACCTTTAAAACCGCAACAGTCACTCAGCGTATGGCTGTCCGTGATAGTTCTTATCGGCTGGGTAATCTGGCCGAACGTCTGACGCTGGGCCACGGCCCGGTGGATTCTGGCCTCGGCACCGAGATTGATGCTCTGGCTACCAAGATGCAGTCTGCGCTGGCAGAGGCGGGTTATGCCCCGGCCCTGCCGGACGGCACTGCGCCGGTTAAAGCTGGTGCTGCTGTCACCGTCGCAACCAGCGACACTGGCACCGCGACGGCCCCGGCAACGGTGGCTGTCACTGGCAATACGCTGTCTGGCGTTAAGCTGACAACCGCTACTGACGCAATCGCGCAGGACGGCATGGATATCAGCATTCAGGACCGTAACAGTGTAACCCTGCTGGGTGCTGGCGTTAAAGCCCGTGTCGCTCGTGGTAGCCTCATCTCCGCGTATTTCACCGGTCTGAATCAGGCTATCAACTCTGATGGCAACCCGCTGGATATCACCACTGCGCGTGGCGGCTCCACTACCACTGGCCGCTGCCGGGTGTACGTGTCTACTAACCAAGTCCGAAACGTGTATCTGGATGCGACGGCTGCTCTTCAGTCCGGCGTCACAGTGCCTGTACAGAACAGCATTGGCCAGAACATCCAACCGGGTACGGTTACAGTCACCAACAACCTTGTGGCCTCTGTGAAGCTCCCAGCGAACTACACAGCGTTTGGCGATGGCATCGCACACAAGGTTACTGACGGCGCAGGCAAAACCGCACAGGCTACGGCCAAAGTGTCTGGTGGTGTACTGACCGACCAAGTTCTACCCGGCACCGTAGCACTGGTGACGGACAAGCAGGTGCTCACCGTTGATGGCGGCACCGTTACACTGGCGATTGCGAATGGCGCAATCACTGCAACCTACGCGCCTACTGCGTAATCTAAGGAGAAGTAAACATGGCATATGCTAATGCAACCAAAGCACAGAAACAAGCCCTGCGTGACGCGCTGGTGAACACCACCAAGCTGGTCGAGCAGGTTCAGGAGTTCGGTCAACCGGGCTACGCATCCGCAGTGGATGCTCAACTGGCAAAGGCTAAGACCGCACTGGATGCAGTCGTATCCGCTGCTGGCGCATAAGGAGACACAATGAAACGAGCACTGGCCTTGACGCTGGTGCTCTGCTTAACCGGGTGCTCTGCTACGTCAGCTCTGACCGCTGCGACAGGTTTAATCGGCAACAAGCCAGACCTGACAGCGCAAGTAGGCGCAGAGAACACCAAGCAGGGCATCGGCTTATCCGGCAAATCGGATTCGTCCAGCGAGACGACCGTGAAAGATAGCACCGTGGGTACTGTAGATTCCAGCCGCTCTAAGGCTGCGAAGGCTCAGAACATCAGTACGGGAAGTATCACCGCCGACAGAATAGAAGTTCGCAACAGCGACAACACAGCAATGATTCTCGCATTCCTATCCGGCCTTGTACCGCTTCTTGTGGTTGAGGTATGGGTACGGCTGCGTAAACGTAAGGAGGCGCGTGACGACGCGTAGAGGCAATGATTCACAAGAACTTAGAGGCAGTAACGTATGGCACCAGTGGTGGTCTCACCTTTGGCGGCTGGTTGCTGCAACACCTACCATCCCCGGATGTGACCGCTCAACTGGCCAGCTGGATTGGTATTCTAACCGGTGTCGGTATGTTCGTCTGCACTGTGTACTTCAAGTGGAAGAACAGCCGACTGTACAAGAAAGCATTGGAGAGAGGCTATGTCAATCAACCGAGTAGCGAGGAATAAAGTCGTTGCCCGTGTCATGGGAGCTATGTTTGCTGTGACTGCGGGTACTGTAGTTTATCACGAAGGGACCGGCATTGGCAAGGATGGGATGGCACACAGCTATCTTGACTCTGCCTCTGTCTGGACCATCTGTTCAGGCGACACAGACGGCGTTAAGCCGGGTCAAGTAGAGACACCGGCCCAATGCCAAGCACGACTGCGGAAGTCTATTGAGAAGCACGCACAGGCGCTCTCAGCCCTACCGGAGCGTACACCTGACTATGCTGTGCTGGCTGCTGTAGACTTCGCGTATCACGTTGGAGTTTATGGCGCAAAGAACTCTACCACGTTCAAGTTACTGGAAGCAGGCGACCCGGTTGGTGCAGCCGCAGCTATCCAGAGCTGGAAGTATATCACAGATGACTCGAAAAGGGGTAAGCCGGGTTGGAGCTTTATCAAAGGCCACTATCGCTATGACTGCTCTGTGCCGGGGAACAAGGTGTGCTCTGGTATCTGGAAGCGCCGGATGTGGCAGATGGACACAATGGCTGGCAAGCTGGGTACAGCAGAGCAAGCTAAGGCTGCACTGGCTCGGTACGACAGAGCGTATGCGCAGGGAGGCAACTGGATTATCCCTGACAAGTAATTGGCTATCCTCGTGGCTATCCCTCGGCAAGCATGATACTCCGCTGGGATGGCTACGGGAGGCTGGTGTAAACGAGCACCCTAATTTTATTATACTCATGCGAGGCCCGGCCCCTGACTCACAACGTCGCTTTCCCCCATCGGCCCTGCGCAGCCAGCGCCTGACCAAAGGTTGACACGGGGTTTGCCTTGTGCTACGCGCGTGCGCTCGCTATGTATAGCCTCGTGCGTGCGCCCGGTTCATTCATGGGCTATCGCGTGGCTATCCACTGGCTGTCCTATGGGGCATAGGTGCCGTGCTGGGGCTATCCTTGCGCTATCCTGTGGTTATCGTGGTGACGCTCGGGCGCTGGCGCTTGCCTTATTGCTCCTGCGCGTGTCGTGGTCTGTCTGTGGTCTGTCTATGGGCTATGCTGTGGCTATGCTCTGGATAGCGTGCGCTGTCGTGGTATGCCTCCAGTGTTGTCTATGCTATGCCGTACTGTCATTGGTACACTTCGTGTAATCGCTTAGTCGGTACGTCCTGCCGTCCTTACCTCGCTGCGCTCTGTTGTTATGCCGTTTCACTCTATAACGTGTCTCATAATTATTCTTTAACGTAAATCGTTTATTGATAGGTAAAACCTTGTGTACAGATACTGATTCTTCAGGTATCATCGTGCGACCGCCGCAGGCCCACAACCACTATCTAACGATTGCTGACACTGTACAGACGAACGAGCGTAGCGAGTGATTGAGCGTAGCGAATCTGTTATAGTGCCTGCTCTGGTTCAATAGCTAATGAGGATAGATGCAATGACTAAGTACAGAGTAACCACGCCTAGCACGATGAATCATCATATGGTTAAGCCTGCTACCACTTATGACGCTGTGAAGGTATCACGGAACATGTACCAGTTAACCGGGACTGCCAGCCTGATAGTGAATGCTACCGGTGATAGGTATTCCAGCTACATTGAGTACACTGTGAAGAAAGTTAAATAATCGCTTGCAATCCTCAAATCATTATGGCGTAATAGCCTCACTGAAACGCGGAACATCGCGGAGTAAGTAGCCAAGTCGCTTAATGGGTGACGCGGGTTAGCGAGTAAAGCCGCTGACAACAACCGCTAAGAACTATCGGTGACAAGGTGAAGAAAGTTTGAAATAAAGATTGACAAGTAGTTAAGCAGTAACGTAGTATGCACCACATCAAGTCAACACGATTGATAAGCAGTAAAGCAACAACGCCGGGGACTACCGAGAACACAAGGCGAGATTAGACAGGAGTTCGGTTAGTATGTGGTTAGCTAAGTGGGAACTTTCGTTAAGTTTCAACCACACGAAACAAAATGATTGACAACGCGAATCGCAACGCTTTATAATGCGAACCAAGTTAGACAGCAAGGCGCGGTGAAGTTGAGTCCTAACGGACGTTGATACGAATCCACCGATTGCTGAAGCCGCAAGGCAGTGTGCCGGACACTTAAATCACCGGGCCGAATCGAGACAAAGGCATAAAGTCGAGGCGTGAGCAGCACGTACCCGTTAGGGAAATCAAGGCGCGGTGGAGGGCGTAACAGCCGAGTAACCCCGCAAAATGCGACACTTAACAAAGTGTCTGTCAGCAATCAGGGCAGGCACTTAATTAAGTGAGCAATCAGAGGATAAGATAATGCGTAAGCGTAAGCGTCAGATGTTAGCAGGTATGCAAGATGCGATGAAACATGGCAAATTGCGTGAGGTATCCGGGGCATTAGCAGCGCCAGAGCCAGTGAAGAAACTGTCTCAGAATGAGCAGCGTGAGCCGGTTCGGGGTAAGCAGAAGCACAAAGGCAGCAGCAAGACGCCGGGTGGCTGGTATACAGCGGGGATGTTTGCATGAAACTGATTCTGTTAGGCAGTGTGTGGTTTTGGGTGGCCGTCCTGTTGATGACGTGGGGCATCGTCCAATATTTGTAGGATTATGACCTGCTCTTTGCGAAGGGCAGGCAATAAACTTACCAATAAACCTGAACTGAGGTATCATTATGAGCAACTTTAAATTAATCGCAGTAGGCAGCATCAAGGCATCTCTGGCTAAAGCTGTTGAGCTGAAGCGTAACACGACAATCAGCGCACTGTTCCACGGCATCGTGTGCAACAACGTGTCATTCGTCACTGATATGGTGAAGTCGGATATGGCAGACTTTGACACTGTGCTGCGCCAGTTGTTGCCAGTGGCATGGGACAAGGCAAACAACCGCTACGGCTACTCTGAGAAGAAGGCACTGAGTACGGCTGAAACGCTGGGCCTGAACATCCACGGCATCCGTGACGAGTTCAAGCAGGCTGACAAAGCTGGCCGGGATGTGCTGGTGCAGGACTTCTACCACGCTGTGATGACCTTCTACACTGCAACGGCAGACGACAAGAAGGGCAATGATTTAGACGCTGAAGCGAAAGCGAAGAAGGCAATTGGCAAGATTAAGTCTGGCATCAAGGCAGCGAAAGAGCAGGGCGCGTCAGACAATGAGATTCTGGATATTCTGGCTGGCATGGGCGTAGACGTTAAAGGCTATGTGCCAGTGCTCGAACGTCAGTGATTAACTCAGGCATCTTGCGAGGTGCCTTATGATAATCATTCACAACGAAGGAGATAGGCATGTTAACAGCAAATTATGTAGTGTTCGGCACGGCGTGGACTCAGAGCCTGACGCTGGTAGAAAACCTGAAGCGCATGGCATTGCTGACTGAAACACTGGTCAATCATGGCTACCAGTTTGAGGTGGTGGCAGGGCGTTACAAGGGCGTGGACGAGCAATCGCTGGCAATCGCTGTACACACTCAGGAGATTGCGAAGCAGATTGCACGGCATGTAGGCGCAATCTTCCAACAGGAATGTGTAGGGCTGGTGGAGGTGTCTACGCTGGAGTTTAGCCTGCTGTATCCAACTGGCACGCTGGAATCAATAGGCAAGTTGTTACCGGTGCCGGAGCCGGATGCACTTGAGGCACCAAACGGCGCGACGTTCTGGCAGGGCCAATGGTGGGTAGCGTAATCTGACTGGATGGGCATCTGCGGGTGCTCATCAGGGCATGTTGCCAACAACCTAACCGAGGAATCACAATGACTATTCGCCGTCACGTACCATCAAAAGCGCCAGCCCATCGCAACCCTGAGCTGAAGCAAGGGCAAACGTATCGCATCACCGGGGCGCGTTCCGGCAGCTATCAAGACTACATCGGACGCTACTTCGTGGCAGCGTACTGCGCTGGCTGTCAGTATCTTGTGTATCTGCACGACAACGAGGACCACGGCGGCTATGACTCTGTGAACGTGGTCAACAGCCACGGCATCGAGTTTGTGCAGGTCAACGTAGCTGAAGCGTGATTAACTTAATGTCCGGCTCCGGCTGGGCATTGCGGCAATCATGCCACAACCTAAATCAAGGATAACACCATGTCTAACACTCAAAATGTAATCGCCGTAATCACCACCGCTGCCACCACTGCCGCTATCTACAAAGTCACTGCGAAGGATGACGCTTCACTGACGTCACACTTCGTAGGCTACACTGTAGGCGGCGACCTGAGCACGCTGGGTATCGTGGCACGTCCACTGAATGCAGAGGCTCTGCCACTGCTGCAAGGGCTGATGAGTACCCAAATGGGTGAGGTGCTGAATGCGAAGCAGGCCAAAGAGTCTGGCGTTGCCGTGCTGAATCAGGACGCTGTGGAGATTGAGCGGGTCTCTGAAGAGTTCACGCTGAAGAATCCATTGGAGGCCCGTAAGTATGAGCGCACCAATCTGGAGAGCGGCGAGGTTGAGAGCGTAGATAAGGGCGAGCGCACTCTGCACTAATAACACTGGCAGGTCAGTAACTTAGCTGGCCTGCCTTGAATTGTGAGACACGTTATAGTCAGTACGACTGTATGCTTCGCTGCGGCGGGGCATAAGGGCATACTGCCACAACAACAAAGGAGCTATACCATGTTCAAAATCATCCGCTTACTCGCTGTGTTCGTAGTGAATCAGTATCAGCGTGAGGCAAAGCGCCTGCACAAAGTCGTTGTGAAGGTGGACAGCAAGCGCATCAAGCTGGTTGAAGAGGTGGACGTGCTGGCAAACGAGCTGGAGCGTGAGAAGAAGGCGCTTGAGCAGAAGTTCAGCGAGCGCCGGGTGGCCCTGCTAACTGAGATGGAGAAGCATGACTCAGAGATTGATGGTCACGTTAACCGTGCTGCTGCGGCAAGCATCCGTGCAAACAAACTGGCAGAGGTGCTGAAGTAATGGGCAAGTTAATCTTTCTGGTTCTGTACTGCGGCTTCTCACTGTATGGTTTCATCGCTGACTGCGTAGCAGAGCGTTGGGGCTGGGTTGTGGCTGAGTTGTTCACTGGCTCACTGCTGGCTGCACTGCGCGGCGTGTACTTAACTTTCTTTGCATAAGGTGGCATCATGTTTGAAGTAGGCAAGCGCGTTAAGATAACGCCATACAGCACGCTACAATTCAACGCTCGTACAGCGAACGAGCCAGCATACGGCACGATTGCAGCGGTGCTGGCAGAGCGTGGCTACAGTGTGCTGGTGCTGGCAGATGAGGATTCGATGCGGCGTGACCTGTTCCCTCCGTACATTGACCAATCAACTGGCACGCTGTATGACTACAGCTTCACCGAAGATGGCCGCTTCGTCAGTGACGAGCAGGTGTGCTTAGAACTGCACGAGTGATTAGCTATAGCGTGGGCCGGGTGCCTGCGCTATGTCGGTATCATTCACAATGAGGCAAGTATGAAGATTATCAAGTCAGTCAAGGTTGAGTATATCAGCGCAACTGGTGAGCCAGTGTTTGTGCAGCGTGCTGTTGGGCCGGTGGCATTTGCCTCCGCTATCAAGAGCGTGCGCATTCGCTGGGCTGGTGGGGCAGGTGGCACGTTCCGTGTCTACTGTTCCAAAGAGGACGGCACACTGAGTGTTGTTCACATTCCGCAGCATCGCATTGTCGACGTGTTCATTGAGTACATGAAGGAGACACGCTAATGTTTGGAACAAAGGCAGCACGCATTCAACAGCTGGAGCATAAGACACAGGTACTGGAGTCTAACCTGACGAGCACTGAGCGTCGGCTGGAGCATTACCGCAAGACGGCTGACCGGCTGCGCCACTCACTGATAGTGCGTGACAATGAGGTTGTCGAATTGAAGAAGCAGCTGGATAACCCATTCCGTGTCCCGCTGCACGAGCACAACTTTGCAGAGCTTGAGATGCGAGTCATTGCGGATATGGCGAACCGCCCGGACCTGTACGGTGCCGAGGCAATCAACAATCTGCGTGGGACAGGCCGCTGGTCGGCACGTAACCCGGCGCTACAGGATATCAGGAAGGATGGCCATACGCGGCCTGAGCTGGTCAACATCTCGTTCGAGTACAAGGGCAAGCGTCATACCTATGCAGTGAATGAGAACGGCACAGAGCGGCTGTCGTACAGTCTGGTGCAGGGTGGTGAGACACTGCGTGTGTTCTGCCGCCGCCGCACTGGCGTAGTTCACTATGACTATGTTAAAGCACAAATCACTTCAGAAATCCGTAAGGAGTATGCAGAATGACACACGGTGTAGCAGCAACAAAAGGGCATGTAGCAGGTAATGGTGGGCTGAGAGGCCATAGCTGCGGCGAAGTATTCCCGTTCGTGGTGTATCAGCAAGGCACGCCGGATGACCTGTATCATTGGGTGCTTCAGCCTAACGGCCTGCGCATCGGGCCGTTCCGGGACTACGACAAGGCAGAGAATCTGGCCATGCGTCTGAAGCTGACCGGGCAGTTACCGAAGGATGACCCGAAGATGGTTGACGCCGTGGTGAATGCGCCGACTCACAACTACTTCGTTGATGAGGACGGGCTGGAGCAACGTTGGCGTTGGCGCTGCCGCATCGGGCAGGACGGCTGGGACTCCGCAGAGTTCACAGACAACTACGGTAAGACGTGGCAGCGGAGTGGACACCGTGTCAGCGAGCTGCGCGGCGTACAGAGCAGCACCACTTTCCGCAGCATAGGGACTGACCCACTATGGCAATCATAAGCACATTTCGTCGGGTGTACAAGTTCCGACTGAACTACGACGGTCAAGGCCGTCGCCATGCAATCCGGCACGCACTCCGTGCCACCATCGCAATCCACTGGAAGTAGAAATGAATCCTGAAACAATCACCATGCGCCGCCGCCCTGCAATCACCTGTGATGAGGGCGCTGTGCGTGCAGAGTTACATGCAACCTATAGCCGCAAGGCGTGGCGTGTTGGCCTGAGCCTGAACGAGTATTGCAACCGCTTCGGCATTAAGAAAGTATGGGAGGTGCGCAATGCCGCGACGGGTACTGTTGGAATTAGCATCTAAGCGGCGGGAGGCTTCGGCCTCCATCCTGTTCCTGTGTCTGGAGAAGCAGCGCGACCCGGACTTGAGTTGGCAGATGCTGGACGCAATGGACCCGCATCTGATGAAGCTGTTGCCATTGCAGCGCGGCATGGTTAAGCGCCGGACCCGCGAAGGATTAATACTGAATGAGCCTGTGCGCCGCTTCTGCCCCGACAAGGCAGAGCACATGCTGCGGGAGATTGAGTACACGGACTTCATGGCAGACCTTGCCAAGCTGGGTTACGACACAGCAAAGGCAGAGTTCATCGCCAGAGCGTGCAGCTATGCACAAGCACAACAATCACTGTCACACTATGCGAGGTAGCATGAGCAAATTACAGGTAATGAAAGGTGGTGAGTTCTCTGAGAAGCGTGCAGAGAAGTGGCTCAAGGAGGATGGCTCTGTCATCGTCCAGACCAAGCGTGATGAGTTCCGCTGTGTGGTGCAGGTGAATTGGCAGGCCGAGCATGAGCCTTCTGTAACGTTCACCAGCGCCAGCGGTGGACCACTGCACAATCTGGATATGTTCTCTGCGCTGTTCCTTGAAATGTCCCACTTCTACGGCACCAACCGCTTTGATATGGGCGTATGCGTCAATGACAGCTTCGACCTGACCCGGCGCACACTGCGAGCCAGCACCAAGCCCTATGACCTGTCTGGAGACACAGAGCAGGTCATTGCAGGCAAGCGCAAAGCAGACGCACCGTACTACACCGGGCCGCTCAAGGCACGCTTCTGGTTCTACGACCTGCCGGATGTAGACCTGCCGTACCGTAGCCGACGCATGGATATGGCAACGCTGGTGGTGAACTTCCCGGACTACACGGCGGCACCGGAGACGGAAGAGCTGTACACCATCGCAGAGGTCCGGGCATGGTTTGCCAAGGCTCGCTACGCTGGGCATGAGGGCATCATGGTTAAGCGTGTTGACCACAAGTGGGAGCCAACCCGCCGCCCGGATAGCTGGATGAAGCTGAAGCCTAACGATGAGGTAGACGGGCGCATCATCGGGTACAAACCCGGCATCGGCAAGTTCGCTGGCATGATTGGCTCGCTGCTGTGTGAGGCTGAAGACGGCTCGCGCTTCTCTATCTCTGGCATGACTGACGACCAGCGTGCAGAGTTCACTGACAACTTCAAGGAGTACGAAAACAAATGGGTGGTAGCAACTTATATGGAGCGGGATACACAGGGCGGGTATCGGCACCCGCAATTCCACCGGCTCCACGCCGAGAAGAACCTGTAAAGGGATGGCACCGTGCGGGTATGGACCCGCGCTGGAATTTACCTAATCGTGAGGAAACAACTATGCAGAAGCAAACTGGCACCAAAGAAGTTATCGTAACTGAAGGCTACACCCTGCGTAACCCGTCCACCTACCTACGTTCAGGCGACGTACTGGTGCTGGACTTCGCTGACCTGACCTATTATGTGCGCCGTGGCCGGGTGGTGCTGTCGAAGATGGTGCGCGGTCGCAAGGTGCCGGACACTGGCACCTTCTCGGAGCAGTGGGCGAATCACCACATCAACTGTGGCAACTTTGTGGAGCCTGATGATGAGCTGCCGCCAGCGCCGACCTCGGGCCTGTATCTGAGCGTCACCGGGCGTCGTCAGTTGTCGGTCCACCTGCACCGCAAGGCTAAACGCTTCCCGGATGATGTAGGTTGTGTGCAGTTGCAAATTGACGGTATCTTCCGTACAATCCAGCTGGACGCAGTGACGGCGCGAGACCTCGCATCGGACCTGTACCGTATGGCAAGACAACTGGAGAAGGATGACAAGTGATTAAATTCCGTATCCAAGTCGTCGTAAAAGAGGACGGCTCTTGTGTATTTATTCCGCAGTATAAGCGCCGCTTCATCTGGTGGAATCTGCGTGACGGCAACGGTTATGATGATTGGGTGGTTACGTGCCACTCAGAAGAAGAGGCCCGTGAGAAATTGGCCAGCGCCCGGCGCGACTTCGCACGGGAAACTGTAACGGGTATAAACTATCTGGAGGTTAATTAATGATTGACGCGCCGTGGCTGAGAGCCTGTAAACGACTGCCTGTGGGCGGTGTCGAACGCTTTCGCTGCTGCGGCCCGGATAAAGCGGCGGTGCTGTTCAACCATCCCGGAAGCTGGGAGATGTACTGTCATCGCTGCAAGTCTGCGCCGAAGGAGCGCAAGCAATTTGTACAAGTTGTGGTGCAGCAGGACACACGACCCGTGCAGCCTGCACCAGCAGACGTAATGAGCATAGCTGACGTGAGAGCCGAAGTGCAGTCTCAAGTTTACGCATTTCTGGTGAGCAAAGGCTTGATGCCTGATATGGTGGAGGATGTACAGTGGTCAGATTTAGCAAAGCGTATGGTGTTCCCGGTATCATCTGGACTATCCCTCGGGCGAGCAATGATGCCGTGGCAGAATCCAAAATGGATACAGTACAACGGGCGGTCATCGTTCGCCCCTATTCACCCGAAGAATCAGCCCGTACAGGGCATAGTGTTGACAGAAGACTTATTATCCGCTAAGAAGGTGGCCTATGCGTCCAACCATTTTGGCAGTGGAAACATTCTGTGCGTGGCACTCTTAGGCACCCGGCTTGACTCTAAGCTGAAGGTCTGGATTGCCGAGCACGGTTGGCCCGTCTTGCTGATGCTTGACGGAGATGAAGCAGGGTACAGCGGCGTGAAGCGCATACGCCGAGAGCTGCGCCCGTTCGTGCAGGTTCAGGACTTTGCGGTAGATGGCAAAGACCCGAAAGATTTAACAATAGCAGTAATACTGGAGGCACTGAATTGGATGCACTAATTATCAAGGCGATGTGTAATCGCAAAGTGTGGGACCGCCTGCGCAAATCCATACCGGGCAGCATGATGGCACCGGACACCAACGCGATGTTGAGCTGGGTTAACCTGTACTGGAGCACATACCCGGATGACCCGGAGGTATCGTGGACCAACTTCAACAGCATGTTGAGCCTGCGCGGTGCGGCGCTGAAGCCTGAAGACTTAGCGGCTATCCGGCTGCTGGTAGGGCAGGTGCAGAAGGTGGCCGACGCTGACGTAGCCAGCACAGTGCGAACGCTGGCAGAGATGGCGTACTCCGGCGAGGTGGCGGCGGTTAACCAACGCTATGCCGAGGGCGACGATATCGACCTGATTAGTGAGCTGAAGTCATTGCAGCGCAAGTATGGCGAGGCAGTGAAAACTCAGGACTCACTGTTGCAATGGGAGAATCGCAATGTCGATGATATCCTTGCAGCGAACGATGAAACTGGTGGCCTGAAGATTCGCTTCCTGCCATTCCTTAAAGACCGTGTACGAGGTGCAAGAGGTGGAGACTGTATCGCTGTGGCTGCTCCTGTGGACGCTGGGAAAACTTCTCTGCTGTCTTGTTTTGCTGTGGATTGGGCTGAACAGATGGTGGAACAACCCGATGTGTATGGCAAGCGACCTATCCTGTGGCTCGTTAACGAGTCGCTGGCGAGTCGAACGGTTCCGCGTATCTATCAGGCGGCTACTCACTGGACGCTGCAACGGATTAAGGAAGCGCATAAGGAAGGCAAGTTTGCTCCGGCTTATCTCAAGAAGGTAGGCGAGTGGGACCGCATCCGAGTGAAGGATGCGCACAGCCTGACGATGGCGCAGATAGCGGCGCTGCTGGAAGAGTTCAAGCCTGCGGTGCTCATCGTGGATATGGTGGCGAACATCAAGGGCGGCACGATGGACACAGAGCATCAGAACCTTGAGGCCAAGTGGCAGGAGCTGCGTGTGCTGGGATGTGAGCATGACTGCATCATCATCGGCACCATGCAAATGTCAGCCGAGGGTTATGATATGCTGTACCCGCCGCTGACTGCTCTGAAGCAATCCAAGATTGGTGTACAGGGCGCACTGGACCTTGCACTATTCATGGGCCGTCTGGACCCGCAGGGCAAGCCTGAGTATGCCGATATCCGTGGCATCAGCACGCCGAAGAATAAGATGCCAGTATCCGGCCAGCCAGCCTCTTCACAGTTTGAGGTGGAGTTTAACGGCGGCATCTGTAAGTTTGAATAAGGAGTAATCATGCAGCCCATCCAACACCCGTGCATAATGCACATCGACTTAGAGACTGAGAACCATGAATACTACGGCACCAAAGCGTCACCGTACTGCCCGCTCAACTATGTTGTCGAGTCAGCATGGCGTTATGACGTTGCCCTACCAGACGGCACCACGCAAGTCCTGCCAACGGAATGGGTACGCTTCAGCAGCCGGGAAGAGTTCCTGGCCAGCAACGGTAACTGGTGCCCAATTCCTGAGACTTGCTGGCTCATCGTTGCACACAACGCGGCGTATGAGATAAGCTGGTTCCTGCAATTCCATCGTGAAGCCTTCGAAGCATTCCTGCGACGCGGTGGCCGGGTGTGGTGTACCATGCACGGCGAGTATCTGGTGACGGACCAGCAGAGCCTGTACCCATCGCTTGATGAGACAGCGCCGAAGTACGGTGGTACTCACAAGGTGGACGGCGTTAAGATTCTGTGGGAGCAGGGTGTACTGACCAGCCAGATTGACCCGATGCTGCTGCATGACTATCTGGTCAACGGTGATATCCCGAACACGGCGCTGTGCTTCTACGGCCAGTACGCCAAGTTCACCGAGCGTGGCCAGTTCCCACTGGTGTGGGAGCGCATGGACGCAGTGCTGGCGTTTGCATACTGTGAGTGGTTCGGTCTGTGGGTGAATATGCCAACGGCCAAGATTAATCAGGCAGAGCAAGAGCAGCGCATTGCAGAGCTGAAGAAGGAGCTGGAGAAGCTGCTGCCGGAGATGCCAGAAACTCTGGAGTTCAATTGGGGCAGCAACTTCCACATGTCTGCGCTGATTTACGGTGGGCCAGTGAAGTACCGCCGCCGCGTCTCATACGACCCAATCAAGTATGAGAAGGAGGACTACTACTACTTCGGCACCCGCCGCGTGCCTGCTGCACACGTAGATGAAAAGGGGATTGAGTTCTACGAAGAGTATTTCGATTCCAACGTGGTGCGATTCAAGTCTGGTAAGAACAAGGGCTTGCCGAAGGTGTACCGCGAGGACACGGACGTGGAGAAGCTGAAGTGGGAAGACGACCTGTTCTACTTCCCCGGCTGCATCAGCATCAATGAGTTGCCCGGCCACATCGCTGAGAAGTATGGCGACCGTGGTGAGTTCCGTGGAGCACAGGCGCTGCCGGATGGTAGCCCGGTGTACAGCACGAGCGGCGATGCAATGAAAGGTCTGGCGGCGCAGGGCTTTGCTGCTGCCAAGCTGGTGAATGAGCTGTCCGGTCTGGAGAAAGACACTGGCACCTACTACCTCCGCAAGGAGTATGACAAGGATGGCAATGTCAAGAAGCAGTCAGGCATGTTGCAGTACGTCATCCCGATGCAGGAAGACGGCAGCGGCATCATCCACCACCGACTGAACACCTGTGCCACCGTGACAACACGACTGTCATCCGGGAACCCGAACCTACAGAACCTGCCGCGAGACGGGACCAGTAAGGTTAAGCAGATGTTCACCAGCCGCTTCGGACCGCAGGGCCGCATCATTGAGGTGGACTACTCTGCGCTGGAAGTTGTGATGGGCTGTGTGCATACCGGCGACTTGAAGCTGCTGTCTCTGCTTCAGTCAGGTACGGATATGCACTGCTATCGTCTGGCATTCCAGACCGGCGTCCCGTATGAGGAAGTCAAACGTCTGGCAGTTGAGGACGAGGACGGGCCGGACTTCAAAGAGTGGAAGCAGAAGCGTACCGATATCAAGGCACCGAGCTTTGCGGCACAGTATGGCGCAACAGCCAAGGGCATTGCATTCGCAACCGGTATGCCTGTCGAGTTCTGTCAGGAGTTTCTGGATAACGAAGCCAAGCTGTTCCCGGACTCAATCAAGTTCCGCGATGTAATCCGGGCCGAGGTTGAGCGCACCGGGCAGTTACCGGGCCAGATGCGTCGTGAGATGAACGATGATGGCTCATTCAGCATCAGCCGCATCGGGTACTGGACCAGCCCATCAGGACAGCGTTATGCGTTCAAGCAGAAACCACAGTGGCGTGATGGCCGCAAGGTCATGGACTACAAGGCTACTGAGATGGCGAACTACTGGTGTCAGGGCGAGGCATTCTTCATGATGGCCGTAGCCTTCGGCATGATTATCCGTCACCTGATTGCCAACAACTTCTATGACGGCAAGGTTGCACTGATGACGAACGTACACGATGCAGCCTATATGGATGCAGCGGATGAGGTTGTAGGGCGTCAGGCAGCACTGGATATCCAGCGCATCATGGAAACGGCGCGTGAGCGTATCCTGTCCTTCTGGCCAGACTACGGCATCCTGAAAGACGTACCATTCCCGGCTGCGGCTGAGATGGGACCGAGCATGTACTCTAAGACACACGTTCACTAAGGAGTGATGATGGAATACACCAAAGAGGAATACAGTCGCTTCGTGCGGCTGGTCCGTATGTCTGGAAGTCATAACCAAATGGACCGCATCAACTCCCGGCTGGATATGCCTAAGTTGATTGAAGAGCTGGGCCGGGATAAGTGTCAGGCGATGTGGGAAGTCTGCATAAGAGATGGAGATGACGACCCGGATTACCAGTAGGGTGTGGGCCTGCGGCGACGGCGCGGAGCATACCATGCGAAATCGAAGTCGTCAACAGGTGTAAGCAGAAATAAATTAATCGTTGACAATGAGGGCAGACTGTGAGCTGCCCCGTATTAAAGTGACACGTTATAGAGAACCCAACCAGATGGAGATTTACCTTTGAAAATTCGTGAACTATTCGCTAACTCTGAAATCCGCTCTGCCATGCAACGTGCTGAGAACAGCATTAGCAAAGCCGCCAAGGATTTAAGCACGCTCAAGAACGTCCCTGTATCGCCTCAGTTGCTCCGCTATTGGGTATCCACTATGGATGACTCAGAAGTAGAAGGCAGCGTGACACAGACGGTTGAGCGCACTCGTGAACTGGCTCGCAGCCGAAACATGAGCAGCGAGAACAACAAGCTGCGCCGTGACCTGCGTGCTGTACTGGATGAGAACCAGCTGCTGTCTGATTACCGCACCCTGCTGGACCACCTGCAAATCAACCCACTGCCGATGGTGCCGCGCCGCTACAACCCGACAGGCAAGAAGATGACAGTCGAAGCACTGTTCAGCGACCTGCAAATCGGTAAGCTGTCAGGCAGCTACAACAGCGCCATTGCCCGTGCTCGTGTCAAAGAGTATGGCGATGTACTGGTCGATAAGATTAATCAGCATGTTCACGCCGGTTATGACGTTGAGCTGATTAAGCTGGTGGTGCTCGGTGACGTGATTGAGTCTGATAAGAAACACATCAACTCAGCGCGTGGTTGTGATATGGGTACAGCCGAGCAGATGAAGGAAGCAACTGAACTGCTGGTCGAGCTGATTGGCAAGATTGCCATGACCGGGATTGAGGTGCAGGTCATCATGGTGACAGGCAACCACGATTGGGATGGCCACGGCATGAACAGCTACATGGCAGGTCAGGAGCATCTGAGCTGGCCGATGTATAACGCAGTGAAACAAATCAGTGAGGCGATGTATGGTGAGGCAGTCCGGTTCGATATTCCGCGAGGCGCGTTCCACCTCGACAACATCTATGGTACGAACGTACTGTACGAGCATGGTGTTGGGGTGGCGTCGAGCCAAGCAGGTCTGGAGAAGCGCCGAGACCAGCGAGCGCAGCAGCTGGGCGTTCATGTTGGCTTATTCCGTATGGGCGATAAGCACAACATCTGTCGCTTTAATAATGACCGCCTTATCGTTAACGGGGCGTTCTTCGGCACCGACAAGGTAGGCGGCGAGTACAGCAGCTTCCTCGGTTATCAGAACGAACCCTCACAGATTATGTTCTGCCACGTTGAGCGCAAGCCCAATGACCCGCGCAGCACTATCTTCGATACGCTGGTCATCCAGCTGGCTCACATTCAATAAGGAGAGCACAATGCAAAAGGTACACTTACTGTTCACACAGATGCACCACAACCTGAAGACAGGTGAGAAGTTCGACGAAGTAGAGTTCGAAGTTGAGGGTACGATGGAAGGTATGGGCGGCTTGACCGTCTACTTCTCTGATGGCTCCCGCTATCTGTATCCGTGGCATACCCTGAGACGTGTTCGCATTAAAAGTGTTGACACTAAGTAAAAGCTGTGATTCTGCCTGATTTAAAGAGTCACGAGTAAGAGAAGACCGGAGCTGGTGCCGTCTACACCAGCACATCAAATCCAATCAAACTGCATGAGGCTATACATTTATGACTACTCCATTCAACCCACTGGCTAATCTGGACTCACTGGTAAACACCGCGCTGGAAACTCAAGACGTGGATATGACCGAAACTGGCACTGGTGGATTTGAAAAGATTCTGCTGGAAGCTGGTGACTACAACATCCGCTTCACTGAATATGTTGAGTACGGTAAGCGCACTCCGATGTACATGGGTAAGCCAACTGGCCGTCCACCGATGCTGAATGTCCGTATCGGCTTCATCATCTACGGTCCGAACGGTGAAGAAGTGCGTAACCGTTCAATGCTGCTGGCGGTGAGCAACAGTGAGAAGGCGAAGTTCAAAATCTTCTTCGACCGTCTGAACCGCAAAGGCGATGTGCGTCACGCTGCTCAGAAGCTGGGCCAAGCGTTCCGCGCTGAAGTCACCAAAGAGACCAGCAAGGCGGGTAAAGAGTTCAACGCAATCAACTATGCGTCAATCACCGCGCTGCCGAAGTTTGACCCTGAATCAGGCGAGCCAATCGTGGTGCCAGAGGTTCAGCCGGGTGAACTGAAGCTGTTCCTGTGGGCTAACCCAACTCAGGAAACGTGGGACAGCCTGTTCATTGAAGGTAAGAATGACAAGGGTGAGAGCAAGAACTTCATTCAGGAAGATATCCTGAAGGCTGTGGACTACAACGGCTCACCTCTGCAACAGCTGCTGGAAGGTGGTGTACCAACGCCAGAGCAACTGGCCCCGGCTGCACCGGCCACGCCAACTGCACCGGCTGCGGAAACCCCGGCTGCTCCAGTAACTCCAGCGGCACCGGCTGCACCTGCGGCTCCTGTAGCTCCAGCTGCTCCGGCAGCGCCTGCTGCACCAACTGCACCAGCGGCACCGACTGCCTGAAAGTCGGACGTAGTTAACCAATCAGATTGGGGCTGGTAACAGCCCTTCATCATCAAGGAGATAGCATGAGCAAGACGTATAACGTAACCGTGACAACCACCCTGACTGTCGTCGTATCTGACGAAGCCGCTGCCATGTATGCTCTGGATATTGAGCGTCTGAAAGCGCGTGGCGAAGCACTGTCACCGCTGGGCCGTGCCATGCAGCATCAGGCACCGCATGACCAGATTAAGACAGCCATTAAGAGCAACCTGCGTGAAGAGGGCAAAGCCCTGATGCGTGAGCTGGCAGAAGATTGGGCCGACTCCGGTGTGCGTATGCGCTTTGCTCCAACTGACGTAACCATTGAGGACAAAATTAATGCAGCATAAAATCATCTTCCAAATCGTGTATGCAGAAGCAACTTCTATCCCTTACGACCGGACCCGTATTCAGAAAGCACGCTCTGCTCTGTACCGTCTGGCCAATCTCTACGGTATCCCGGTGCGTGAGCTGACCGCCCGTGTCAAAGAGAACCGTCAGAATATCCGCACGGCTGCTGACAAGCTGGCGGCCAGCGGCGACCTTGATGCTGCGGTAGCCACGATGGGTACAATCGGCACCGTGCTGGGCGACCTCGCTGGCCACGTTCACGCTCCTGTTGAAGAGACGAACGTACCTCAGCTGACCTATGACCTGTTCAACTTCCTGACCGTTCTGTCTGTACTGGACAAACTGCCAACGGCTAAGGCGGCTTAATGTTTGATGACCTGCTGGCGGGTGTACAGCCGCAGTTTGAATCGGACGAGAACGGGGATAAGGTACTGCTGCTTGATGCGGATTTCTCCATCTATCAGGCAGCGGCCACGGTAAAGACCCTGAAGACAGCGATACGTCGCTTCTATCAGCTGGTGCTTACTGAGATGTTCCTGACCGGTACGAAGAAGTGCCGGGTGTTCATCACGCCTTCAAACTGTGCTAAGTGTAATCGCTACTTCTATCCGACCGTCAAACGTTATCAGGACCAGCGCAAGACCCGTCAGGAGCTTCCTCTCAAAGGGCCGCTGAAGCATCACCTGCTGACCAATCCGAGTGAGTACGCTGAACAGGGTATCACTGTGGCGGCGTCTGATTGGTTTGAGGCCGACGACCTGATTATCATCCATGCTCACGAGCTGGGCGACAACGGGCTGGTATCCTCTGCCGATAAAGACCTGCGGCTAACGCCGGGGCCGTGGTGGGATATGCAGATGGGCCGGGTGGTGACGATTGAGAATCGCTACGGCTACCTGTATTGGGATGCTGACGCCCCGGCTAATGCCCGGTGCAAAGGGCGAGGCACTGCATTCTTTTGGGCACAGATGCTCATGGGTGACAGCGCCGACAACGTGAAAGGCATTCAGAAGTTCGAAGGTAAGCTGTGTGGCCCCGCCGCCGCTTACGAAGCATTAAAGGATATACCCACCGAGTCCGAAGCAGCCAACATGGTCTGCCGGGCATACGCAGCGATTGGCCAGAATGTACTGGCTGAGGCTGAGATGGTGTGGCTGCGCCGTACCGAAGATGATTCCGCTTACGCCTACCTTATGGAAGTCGTGACTGATGATGCCATCTTAGGGTGGCTTATGCAGCTTCACGAATACCACAACAAGCATCTGGAATGGGTGCAGGAGCAGGCATTAAATGGCGACAATCAAGAGTCTCAAAGCTAAGGCATTAGAATACTTCTACGCAGACAACTTCAAGGATTTGGAAACTGTGATGAACAGTCTGCGTGAGAAGTCACCGGAAGCAGCTGACCGGCTGCGCGACTACATGGCCGACCTCATTCGTGAGCAGGCTGAACTGGAATCAATTGGAGGTCTGGAATGGTAATTGACGCATTTGGCGTAACCGCAGAAGTCGGTATGAAAGCAGCGTTCGGTCATGGCGGTCGTGGCGCACAGCCATTCGCTATCGGTGAGATTGTGAGCATCGGGCCGAAGACGGTCCGTATCCAGTTTATCCGCAAGTCAATCCACTGGCACAGCCGCAAAGAGATTGAGTCGGTTGAGCACTACCAGCGCCCTAATGGTGCCTTCGTGGTGCAGCTGTAATGGCTCTGCGCAAGATAACTCGTGGCCAGCTCCGAGCAGTAGGGATGCAGCTGGCGAAGGCGCAGGGTGGCGTATGTCCACTCTGCGGAGGCGAATTGGATTTCAGCATTAAGGGGAACAAGGGTGATAGTGTTGTTGTGGACCACTGCCATATTTCTGGACGCATTCGCGGTGCTCTTCATCGCTCGTGCAATGGCGGCGAAGGTAAGGTTGCATCAGCAGCTGGCCGCTGGATTGTCGGGTCAATGCAAGACAGCAAAGCGATTGCCGCCGCGCTCCACCGAGTAGGCAACTATCTGGAGCAAGAGCCGACTGACCTGATTTATCACAGCCATAAGTCGGAAGACGACAAGCGCGAGATTCGTGCAGCTCGTGAACGTAAACGCCGTGCCGAGGTGAAAGCCCGACGCGAAGCAGCGAGGATGATGAAGCCATGACAGAAGCGCCACAATGTGAAGGCGGTTGTCAGTATGCGAAAGATGTAGGGATGCCGGAGCATTCCTGTGCTGGCACTTGTATGTATCTAAATCACCCTGATAATCAAGAGGTTACAATGAAAGTAGGTGACACTGTTGTATTTTGCAATCCTGAGATGATTAACTTCTACGGCGTAACTGGCGTGGTATTGGCAGTCGATGACTATGCAGTTTCCCTCAAGGACACTAATGGTAAACGCCGCCTGTTCAGCCGTGAAAACTGTCGTGTGGTTAGCACGCCGACTCCTGCACCCGCAGGTGAATTTGATGTGGTAGCGAAGCCAAAGCATTACCAGTTCTTCCCGGATATTGAAGCGATTGAGATTATCGCCCGGTCAATGACGGAGGCTGAGTTCCGTGGCTACTGCTTAGGCAACCGACTGAAGTATCGTCTCCGTGCCGGTCAGAAGGATGACCCAAAGCAAGAGCTGGACAAGTCCGATGCCTACATTGCTCTGTTTGAGCGTTGCAAAGGGCTTTGCTATGCAGAGTGAATGGTGTAGAATGATGTACGAACTGGCGGTCGAAGAGGGCCGTCAGGAGGATGCGAAAGCATACCTCGAAATGTATGAGTTGTGGAAATCACGTAACCTTTAAGGAGTATCAGATGCAGACGGCCAAGAATAGCTTGAACATCACAGAAGCAAAAGTAGAACGCCAGCTCGAAATTGAGAAGGCAGCACGAACCCGCGCCATTGACCGTAGCCGCAAGGCAGTCAAGGATGCTCTGGATAAGGGCCGCGCATCTGAATTACTCCCTGTCTCGCGTCTGATAAGCGCAGCATTCGGCACTGTAGCCGATGAGATTGAAAAGGTTAAGAACGACAAAGCACCGGGCAAAGGCGGGAAGTACCGCAAGTATCTCCGTCTCGTTGAGACTGACGTACTGGCCACTGCCTCTCTGGTGTATGTACTGGACAGCATCTGCGCAGAGTCGCAGACCAAATCATCAGCACAGGCTCTGATGGCTGGCTTAGGCCGCATCGTGCAGGCTGAGATTCTGAACCGCAATCTGGAAGTAGCGGCACCGGCCTACATCAACCGGGTGCATGAGTACATGAAGGAGAAGCACACTCGCAGTGCATCGCACATCCTGCGTACTCTCCGGGCCTCTGCTGATGCTGTGAAGCTGAACCATGAGCCGTGGTGCAACACTGAGTGTATCGCGGTCGGTAAGCTGCTGATGCAGGCTCTGTTTGAAACCGGTCTGTTCAAGTGGGTGGCCCACTCCAACCAGATGAATTATCTGGTGCCGGAGGCGGCGCTGGAGAAAGTGCTGGTGGACGTAGTGACTCACAGCGATATGCTGATGGTTATGCCACCAATGATTATCCCGCCGATTGAGCACACCACGATGTTTGACGGTGGCTACCTCACGGATATTGACCGCCGTGGTACTTACAAAAACCGCCACATTACCAATAAGTTACGTCGCAAAGTTGCTGAGTCATTTGAGAAAGCGACTGAGATGAAGAAGGCGCTGAACAAGATTCAGAACACGCCATACAAAGTGAACACCGCTGTATTGGACCTTGTGCAGGCTGCACGAGCACAAGGTATCGGGATTGGAATGCCGAGTACACGACAGGCTCCGAAACCGGAGTGGCGTCTCGAAGGTATCCCGAAAGAGAAGTATGACGAGCGTGAGCTGGAAGACTTTGACGAGTGGAAGGCGCTGGCCCGTCAGTGGTATAGCGACGAGCGCAAGCGTGTGTCTCAGCTGCGCGGTACTGCAACAACACTGGAGCTGTGTAATGAGTTCAAAGACGAAGAAGCCCTGTACTTCCCGACCTGTGTCGATTGGCGCTACCGTGTCTACTTCAAGTCAGCAATCAACCCTCAAGGTTCTGATTTGCAGAAGGCACTACTTGTATTCGCAGAGGGTAAGCCCTTGGGAAATCGGGGATTATTCTGGCTCAAAGTTAACGTCGCCACTACGTTTGGTTATGACAAAGCCTTATTCGAAGAGCGTGCAGCTTGGGTTGATTTGCACTATGCAGAGATTGAGCGCGTTGCAACTTCTCCATTTGACTCGGACTCTTTTAAGAATGCCGACTCTCCGTGGTGCTTCTTGGCCGCTTGTATCGAGCTGGTTAATGCTGTTCAGTCTGGCAACCCGTCAGAGTTTGTATCGCACCTCCCAATCGCTATGGATGCTACCAACTCTGGTGGCCAACACTTCTCAGCCATGCTGCGAGATGAAGTGGGCGGTAAGCTGACCAACCTGTTTTGGGATGGTAACGACAAGAAAGCTGACCTGTACATGGACGTGAAACGTCGCACTGATTCGAAGGTGCTGGTGGCCGGACGCAACCCGGATACCGTGGTGCAGTCGAAGTATTGGCAGGAGAATGAAATCACCCGCAGCATGACGAAGCGTCCGAGCATGACCTTCTTCTACAGCGCCACCGTGCGCAGTTGCTCTGATTACATCCTGCTGGGTGCTCGTGACGAAGGGTATCAGCCGCTGGAAGAGTTCAGCATGATGAAGCTGTCCGGCTTCCTCGCTCCGCTGATGCGTCAGTCAATCGAAGACGCCATGCCAGCAGCAGCACGGGCCATGAAGTTCTTGCAGCAGGTGTGCCGCACAATCCCACTGGAGAATCATCTGGAGTGGGAGACGCCGCTGGGTGGGCTAGTGATTAACCGCTACACCACAACGGAAGAGCAGCGCGTGAACATCCGCAGTATGGGCCTGACAAAAGTCGTAGCCTACAACCGCGACTACACGCTGAACAACCGCCGTAAAGCAGCGTCTGGCATTGCGCCGAACTTTGTTCACAGCATGGACAGCACACACCTGATGATGGTTGCGCTGTACTTCTCTGGAGCACTGGTGCCGATTCACGATTCACTGGCGACACACGCTGCTGATTGTGATGAGATGCACACAGCGATTCGTGAAGCGTTCTATGACCTGTACACGAAGCATGAGCCACTGGAAATTATCCGGGCCGCAGCTGAGGCGATGGGTGGTGATACCTCTGAGATTCCGTCTCCGGTTCAAGGCAACCTGAATCTGGAACTGGTCAAAAGTTCACCGTTCTTTTTCTGTTAAGAGACACGTTGTAGAGGGACAGGTTTTATCCTTACAGATACAGCCTTCCCTCTGTACATCTTTTAATCAAACTCATGCAATTGTGAGACACGTTATAGAGAGACAAACTATGTCATTCCAAACCATGATGCTTGACTCATCTGAGTTAACACCATACATCGAACAGTTCCATATCTATGGTCATGGCATAGCCAATGGCGTAGAGGAACATGAGCACCTTCGACGTATCCTACAGGAAGCCGAAGGATTGATTGGGATGCTGGTACTCAAAGAATTAGAACCCGTCGCATTGATAACGCTTATGCCCGGCCTCGTTGAAGATTCACATTTCAACGGCGTCGGGCTTTGCTGCGTTCATTTCGCTGGCTCAGGACTCGGGCTTGCTGGAATGCGCTGCGTGCATCGGTCTCTTCGTGAATTGGCGAAGCAGAACGGTGCCGCGTGGTACAGCATCAGCAGCCGGGTTTCAACCTACGAATACCGCAACCGCTATTACATGATGGAGAAACCACTATGAGTGGAGGCTTAAAGAAATTCACCAAGACAGTCAAAACCGCCCTGAATCCGGCCAAAGCATTCAAAGAATCGCTGAACCCGAAGAAGGCGTTTAAGAACTCGCTCGGTATCATTGACGACCTGACCGGTGCCACCGCTGCTGAAGACCAAGCTGCTGCCCTGCAAGCTCAGACCCGAGCACAACAGGAAGCCAGCAACAAGGCTCTGCGTATTCAACAGGCACAGGACCAGCTGAACTCACAAGGCGACCTCGACAACGTGGCTACTGTGACGGCTGGCGGTACTGCTGCATCAGCTGACGAAGGTCTGTCCACCACTTCCAAAAAGAATCGTAAGTCGCTGATTTCCAGCACTCTCGGTCTAAGCTAACCGGGAGGCGCTAATGGACGGTAAACTCGAAACCTGCGAAGCGTTGTTCGAAAAGTTTCAGGATACGCAAGTGCTGAACTCCAGTGAGCAATTCGCTCGGTGGACCAACGCCAGCGTGTTCCCTAGCACGAGCACACAAACTTCTGGTATTCGCTACGCCTTAGAGCGTGATTATCAGTCCAAAGGTGCCATGCTGGTGAACAACCTCGCATCAAAAGTTACACAGGCACTGTTCCCGCAGAACAACGCTTTCTTTGAGATTGGCCAGACTAAGGCCATGCTTGAGATGGCGCAGCAGATGGGAGCAGACGAGAAGGTTGCAGCCAGCATGTTCGCTGGTCTGGAGACACGGGCATCTGCTCGGGTATTCCTGAATGCAGGCTACTCTGCCTTGAACCACTTAACCAAACTCCTGATTATCACAGGTAACGCCCTGCTGTATCGTGACCCCACGACTAAGCGATTCCACACGTACTCCGTGCGGGATTACGCCGTGAAGCGCGATGGTAGCGGGAACGTCATGCTGATGATTCTGAAGGAGCGCATTGCATTAATTGACGTGCCTGAAGCATTCCGCACTTCCTTCCTGAATGGCCGGACGGACCCGTATGAGGACGTTGAGCTGTACACGAAGATGAAGCGTGAGCATCGCAATGGCCGCGTAGTCTACGTGATTACGCAGGAGTGTGAAGGTCATGGCATCGGCTCTGAGTCGGTGTATCCTGAAATGCTCTGCCCGTACATCCCGCTGACGTGGAACCTGATTACAGGTGAGCACTACGGTAGGGGTCATGTTGAAGACTTTGCTGGCGACTTTGCCCGTCTGTCTGAGCTGTCTGAATCCTCTCTGCTCTATGAGATTGAGATGATGAAGCTGGTCAACATCACAGACCCCGGTGCCGGTATTGATATCGACGATATGGCTAACGCTGAAGTCGGTGAGTATGTCGCTGGTAAATCTGGTGTAGCTGGTAACGGTGTTGTAGCCCACGAGGGTGGCAATGCGCAGAAACTGGCCGCAGTCATGAACGATATTAACGCCCTGCTGCAACAGCTGGGTATCGCATTCATGTACACTGGTAACACCCGTGACGCTGAACGTGTAACCGCAGAGGAAATCCGCGCCAACATTGGTGAGGCTAACCAGACGCTCGGTGGCGTATATGCCAACCTCTCAGAGGTGCTGCATGTACGGCTGGCCCATATCCTCGCTATTGAGGAAGAGCCACGCCTGTTGCCTGTGCTGAACGTCGAGGGTGTAACTCTGGATGTGTCAGTCGGTCTCGCATCGCTGAACCGTCAGGCCAACGTGGAGAAACTTCAGTATCTCGCCAACGCCGTACAGCTGGTTCTGCCAGTGCTGTCTCAGGCGTCGCCACGATTCAATCCAGACCTCGTTATGGATGCACTCTGTCAGGGCTACGGTATCGACCGTGAATCTCTGTCCTACACTGCCGAGCAATTGCAGGCGTTGCAGGAACAGCAGGATGCCGCCGCGCAGCAACAGCAGGCGCAGCAGCAGGCTATGGCACAGCAGGGCGCGAATCCACAATTAGCACAGCTTAACTCAGACCAGCTGGGCCTAACTCAATAAGGGTAATTTATGACAGTAGAAGCAGCAGAAGTCGCAGCAGCGCAGGCAGTTGAAGGCCAATCGGCAGCAGTGGAGGCGGGTACGCCAGAAGCGAAGCAGCCATCTATGGCCGAGCAATTAGCAGCAAAGCAAGCGGCCTTGAAAGCAGAAGCAGGCGAGCCGGGTGCGCAGGACAAGTCTCCTACAGACGTACCGGGTGAGGGTGACAGCGACAAACCTGACGCGAAGCCTAGCCTCGACTCTGAGAATCTGGCGCAGACTGGAGACGCCGTGCTTGATGCCGGTATCAAAATGATGCAGCAGGTTGCTGGTCTGAATGCTCAGGATGTGGACCGTATTCTGGCCCATGCCTATGAGCGCAATGACGCGTCACTGGTTGACTCAGCGTACATCAAAGAGCGTTTTGGTGAGCACGCTGGCTACGTCGAACAGTTGGCCAAAGCCTACATTGAGCGCACAGGTGAACGTGTGCAATCTGTAGTCAAGCAGGTGCATGAAGCAGCTGGCGGTAAGGAGAATTGGGATAACTTCAATGCTACCTTCCAGCAGCACGCTCCAGCGCATCTGAAGAAAGCAGCTGAGGCTTTGGCCGACTCCGAAGATTTTGTCGGGGCGAGTCAGCTGATTATGGAGTTCGCTAAGTCCTCTGGTCTGGTCCCGGTTCCGGGTACTCATATCGCAGGCGGCGGCGCTGTCGCTAATGGTGCGCTGTCTGGCACTGGCTTCCGTGAAGAACTCGCAAAACTCCGTGCTGAAGTAGGCAACCGCTCATTCGAGTCTGGTCCTGCAAAAGCTAAGTATGATACTCTGGTACGTCGCCGTCAGGCTGGCCGTATGCAGGGAATTAAATAATCTCAATAATCAAGGAATATTAAAATGGCCGATACCATTTATGCAGGTGCTCTGACTCGTCCACATTGGGGCGGTGCCGATTCTGATGTAGATATCCATCTGGAAGTCTATCAGAATGAAGTCGATACAGCGTTCCAGTACAATGCCATCTTCACTGGCCTGTCTGCGCAGCGTTCTACCGCTGACCGTTCCAATACCTACCGTATTGACCGTCTGGCGAACTCTGTCGTTAAGGGCCGTAAGTCTGGTCAGGCGCTGGAAGCACAAAGCGTTAAGAACGACAAAATGCTGATTGTGGTTGATACCACTCTCTACATCCGTAACCCAATCGACTATCAGGATGATTGGACCGCGCCGGACTTCCTGCGTGAGATGGGTATGAACAACGGTACTTCCTTCGCGGAAACCTTTGACGAAGCCCACGCAATCCAGCTGGTGAAAGCCCGTAGCTGGGAAGCGCCAGAGCACCTGAAGCCTGCGTTCAAGGACGGCGTTGAAATCGACGTTACCCTGAAGGCTGACGCTCAGACTCAGGACGATTTGGAGGCTAATGCCATCCTCATCAACAAAGCGCATCGTGACGGTATCGACGTGCTGGTTAAGCGTAAGGTTCCTCTGAACGATATGGTTACTCTGATTGGCACCGACGAATACTCTGTGCTGCTGGAGCATCCAAAGCTGTTCAACAACCTGTATGGCCAGACCAACGATGACGGTTACAAAGGTCGTCGTGTCGTGACCATGAACGGTATCCCGGTCGTGGAGTTCCTGGAGTTCCCGGAAGGCGTTATCACTGACCACCCACTCGGTTCCGCGTTCAACGTGACCGCAGAGGATGCGAAGTGCAAGATGGTCATCTTCTCCAAGTCTAAGACTCTGGTGACTGTCGAGGCGAAAGCGTTCACCTCCGACTTCTGGAATGACCGTGGCCAGTTCAGCAACGTGCTGGACTGCTACGCAATGTACACCGTTGGTGTGCGTCGTCCAGACACTGCGGTCGTGGTGAAGTTCACCTACGCCTAATCCCAAGGGAGTCTCAATGAGGCTCCCATTTTGTCAAGGAGGCAGCATGGCTGTACTGAAAACCTACACTGCGGAGCATCACGCTCAAATCGCAGCGTCTCGTAAGCATCTGCGCGAGGCAACAAATCGTATCCGTGGCGACGTTCCTGTCGTCCAGACTAAGCGCACTGCGCGTAAGCCTGCAAAGGCTGAAGTCAAAGAGTAATATTTTCAGTGCTTCTGCGGAGGCACTTATAAATATTATTTGGTGAGAAGCACATGTGGTATGTGCGGCGGCCTGTTAAGCCGAGGGTAGTGGGTTCGAATCCCACCTCGCCAGCCAATTCCGTTAAGTGTCGCAAGGAGACAATATGCTATTACTGGAGGCAATCAACATCACCCTCCGGGCCATCGGTGAATCAGAGGTCGTCTCTGAAAGCACCAGCAACCCGAGTGCAGGTATCGTGAAGTCTGCACTAGCACAACATCGACGCAGTTTGCTTGCGACAGGCTGGTGGTTCAACACTGTTGAGCAGACCATTACACCGACCGCTGACAACCGCATCACCCCGCCTGCACAGGCACTGGCTATCTATGGTAAAGCCGGTCAGAAGTATGCTGTACGTGACGGCTGGTTATTCAACCTGCTGGAGCAGAGCAACCGCTTCACCGAGCGCACGTACCTGAAGGCGTACATCGACTATGAGTTCGAAGACCTGCCAGAATATGCAGCGCAGTACATCGCCTGCCGGGTGGCCGCTGAGACTTACCGTAATGATATCGGTGTAGACAGCAATTTCCAATCACTCATCTCTGACTCTGATGAAGCATACAGTCTGCTGTTCCGTGAACATGCGCGTAACCAATCCCGCAGCACGGCTCAGTCACGGCGCTTCAAGAAGGTCAACTCAGCCCGTTTCGTATAAGGAGAGCATATGGCTTCCAGCTTAGAAGGCACTTATAAGAGCCTCTTACAGGGCGTATCACAGCAGGTGGCGCGTCTACGGCTGGATGGTCAGGTCACAATCCAAGACAACATGTTGTCGGACCCTGTGACCAGTGTTCGCCGCCGCCCCGGCACTCCGAAGTTAGCAGCATATAACTTTGGTCCATTATCCAACACGAACCTGTACACACAGTTTCTGGAGCGTGGGACCGATGGCCGCAACCTCGTAATCAACACAACCACTGGCGCGTGGTGGCTCCTGAATAAAGACGGCACAGCTGTTGTCTCGTCTGGTCAGGACAATTACTTTATCACCGCCGCTGGCGCTACGTCCATCCAGAGCACCTCTGTGTCGGGTGAGACGTTTATCCTTAACACTGAACAAAAGCCCTCCGCTGGTGGTCCTCCCGCTAACAAGCGTGACCCTAACACGATGGGCTGGTACTATACGAAAGTTGGTGCCTTCAGCAAGACCTATGACCTGACTGTGACCCGAGGTGGTGTAACCACAACTGTGAGTTACAAGACCCCGAATGCAGAGGATGCCGCCACTGACCCGACTGTGGTTGAGAAGGCTGTGCCAACGTATATCACCTCACAGCTGGTTCAGCAATTGCAGGCCGCTGGTATCGAAGTGCATCAGCAGGATATGTATCTGTATGTCGTCGGCCCCGCCGTGGTGAATGTCACCTCGACTTCGGGCATCTCTTATGTCGGCTACAGCAAGACGCACAACGTCAGCACCATCGCAGACCTGCCAGCGGTTATCCCGGCTGGTGGTAACGGTATGCTGAACAGCGTCGGTACTGATGCAAACGCCCTGACGTGGTATCGTTGGGATGAGCCTACCCGCTCGTGGATTGAGGATAGCTCCTTTGATTCACCGGGCAGCATCAACAACATGCCACGAGTTCTCAGCGTTGACAGTATGACCGCTCCCGCTTTTGAGGGCCGTCTCGCTGGTGACGACAAGACGAACGAGAAGCCAACGTTTCTGGACCAAGGCACAATCACCGGGATGACTACCTATCAGGGCCGCTTAGTGCTCCTGTCGGGTGCGTTCATCACAATGTCTCGCTCGGGCAACCCGTACCGATTCTTCCGTAGCACAGTGACCGAGCTGGAATCTGCCGACCGTATTGATATCGGTATCGGCTCCAGCCAGAACTCAGTCCTGCGCCGGGGTATGCAGTTCAACCGTGACCTCGTTCTCTTCGGAGATTCGATTCAGGCCGTGGTGTCTGGAGGCGGGAATATCCTGACGCCAACTACAGCTGCAATCTCCCTGACCAGTGAGGAATCCTGCGTATCCCGCATCAGTCCTATGCAGGCTGGCCAGACAGTGCTGTATCCGTTCAAACGGTCCAGCAACTACTCTGGTATGCTTGAGCTGATTCCATCGCAGTACACGACCTCTCAGTACGTCTCACAGGATGCAACCGGGCATATCCCCGAGTATCTGGCTGGTGATATCCGATTCACCGCCGCGTCGAACGTGGTCAACATGTGTGTCTTCTCTGGTGGCAACGCCAAAGAGTTGTATGTGCATGAGTACCAGTGGTCGAGCGAAGGTAAAGAGCAGGCTGCATGGCACCGCTGGACAATGCCGCTGGATGTAATGGCCGGTCATTTTGCGCGTGAGAAGTTAATCCTGTTCCTCAATGGTTCAGGCACAACCTATGTCACCGCTATTGACCCGCGTGAGGGTTACGATAACCAGACCAACTCCGAGCTGCCTTATCTCGACCTGTACAGCACTATCACCATCAGTGGTGGTACGTTCACTGTGCCGGGGGAGTTCCGGGCTGCAATTCAAGCTGGAGCCAAGCTGGGTATCGCTTTCGCCACCGGGACCGCCGCGACTGAAGAGGCTGGTATCAGCAGCATCAACCAAACTACGTGGGTAGCTATGGTGGAGCTGGGTGTGCCGGACGGTCAGTATTGGGCCGGGATTAAGTTCAACAGTGCTCTGACACCTACCTCCCCAATCTTGAAAGATGAGAATGGGAAGGAAGTTGGCTCAGGTCATGTACGCCTTGTGCGTATGGAAGTGGCTGTGCGTAACACCGGGGTATTCCGTACTCGGGTGCAGGACGTGCGTACTGACGTGGATAACACTGCCGATTACACCGGGCTGTTTATGAACAGTCCAGAGCTGGTGCCGGACCGACCGTTAATCATCTCACAGGCAAACGTGACTATCCCGTGCCGAACCCTTGCTGATACGACTGACGTCACATTCAGCACGGACGGTACACACGATATGAACTTTCTCGATATCAGCTATCTACTGCGCTATAACCAGCGCCGCCGGAGGGTATAAATGGCATGGCTATTAGTGGCGCAGGTGGCGTCTCAGGTGTATGCTGGTTCAAAGCAGGCTAAGGCCGCAGCTGAGACCAGCATCGCTCAGAATAAGATGGTGCAGGACTACAACAAGAAAGTCATGTACGAAACATTGCAACAGACGACTGAGCTTAATCTGCAACGCGCACAACAGCGTGAGCAGACGACAGCTGCTCTGTACAATGTGGGCCTGCAAGGAATGTCTGCGCGTGACCAAATCACAGCGCAGGCAGCAGGGACCGACACCATCGGAGCGAGTGTCAATGACGCTATCAGCACCGTAAACCAGAAACAGTCTCAGGCTGTAGGCTCTCAGCAGAACGACTATATGCGTGCAATCGACCAGAGCAACATCATGCTGGAGAAGATTACCACGAATGGCCGTAACTCGCTGAAGAATGCGGTGGAAGACCATTCCAGTGAAGTGATGGATAATGCCCTGATGGGCGCAGCCGGTACAGTGCTCGGCTCTATGGCGGGTAAATACGCCAGCGGTACGAACAGCACAACACCCGGCGCTCCTGTTACAGCTGCGCAGGGTACGCCGACAGGTTCCTACGACTATCAAGGCTTTAATTCAGACCCGAATGCTGCAAAGAATCCATTTGGTCTGAGCTTCAAATTCCAATCCAGCAATCTGCTGGGTAACTAACAAGGAGGGCAGTGATGCCTGTATTACGCCAAGACGTTAACACCGGTAGCGGTGAGCTGCAAATTGGCGGCACTAACTACATGGTTGGCGCTGCTGCCCCTCAAGTTCAGGAAGTACAACCGAAGTATGATGCGAAGAATGAGGCTATCAGTAGCTTCCTCAACGGCTTCATGGGTACGTTCCAACCTGCGATTCAGGAAGGCCAGAAACGCGCTGCGGCGCAGGGCCAGATTGACGCAACCCAAGACCCGGATGCACTGAAGAACTCAGATAGCGCCGCGTCGAAACAGAATATCTTTATGCGTGATGCGTACCAGAAAGGCTACCTCGGTGCCGCTGTACAGCAGAACCTGACCGACTTCCAAGCTGGCATTACCACCCGTGCTCAACAGGCCGGGATGCAGGGTATGTCCGATGAAGACTTTCTTCATCAAGAGCGCCAGAATAACGCGCAGCTGCTCAACTCATTGGGCCGCTACCTGCCACACATGGATGCCGATACTGTCGGTGCCGTGGCCCGTTCTCTGGATAACACACAACAGTCATCTCTGAACCTGTTGCGCAAGACGCGCTTAGGTCAGGCGAAGATTAATAACACTCGTGCAGTCGAGCAGGGTGGATTCCAAGCACAGCAGAACTTCCTTGATGGTCTGCAAGTGTCTGGTTTCGACCAATCGTGGCACTATCTGGAAGACCAAGCAAACATGGTCGCCAGCAATACTACGCTGACTCAGGATGAGAAGAAATCTCAGCTGCATAACCTGTTCCTGACCACTGCTCAGAACATGAATAACCCGGATGATATTAATGCCCTCGCAGGCAAAGCAGCCGGTATCATGGGCGTAACTGACCCTGCCCTTACTGGCGCAATCCACTCTGAGTGGAATCGTGCTGGTGCGCAGCAGGCCGGTACGACCATCATGGACTTGCAGAACCGTTATGACAACATCAGCACCCTCCCGGCATATCAGCAGGGCGAGGCTAAGAAGAACTTTGAGGATGCTCTGATTCAAGCGCAGACCTCTGGTCGGATTAGCACCGGGCAGATGATGGAGTTCTATAACAAGGTCCACAAGGAGCAGACTCCCAAATTACAGATGCAGGGTCTCGTGACTGCCGCTGCCCAGCAGGGTGGTGGCCTATCCGTCGAAGCGTTGCACAGTGCAGCGCCGGGTGTAACCCGCAGCCAGATTCAGTCATCTATTCAGGAAGCCTTCCCAAACACTATGGAAGGTAACACGAAGATGCTGGCCGCTGGCTCACAGGGTAACGACCCGTGGATTGTGAAGACGGCGTTGCAGCGCGTCGGTACGCAGATGACAGACCAGCTGGATACACTCAGCACTCTGATGAAGCCTGTCACCGATGAGAATGGCAATACCACCTACCAGATGCCGCAGTCTGTGCAGGAGAACGTCACAGGGTTTATGGCCATGTATCAGGCCAGCGACGATATGACGCGTAGCACTTTGATGAACACCATTCCAAAAGATTGGCAAGGCATCATTAAGTCTGCGATTGAGCAAGACCCGCAGAACGCCAATAACAACGTGATTGACACAATCAAGCGCGTGGCTATTGAGAAGAACTCGGGTATGTACAAGGATGTGCCGAGCGCACCTACTGAGAATATGTTGAACACAGATTCAGCCCTCTCGTGGTATCAGCGCATTAACCCGCTCTCTACAGACTCTGAGCTATCTCAACGGGCTGCATTGAAACAGCAGCTGTACGCGGAGTACACCCGCCTCAGCGATACTGACCGTGGTCTGCTCTCGGGTAAATCCCCGGAGACGATTAACAAGATGCTGGTCGGCAACATTCAGGCCCGTACAGTCCCGGTTACAGTTGGTCGGTTCAACAGCAACATTACGCTGCCGCCCGGTGCCACTCTGGACACTTACGCTCAGGCTACTGGTGTTGATGCCAGCACTTATCGTGACGCATTGCAGAAGACCGTTTCCAGCACGTTTGAGGCCCAAGGTCTGAACGTGGACAACATGGACAGCGTACAGATTATCCCGAACTCTGGTGGTGCTCTGTCTCGTGACTTCACCATGTCTGTGACTGTGAAAGGTCAGAATGGTCAGTACACAGCACGTCGCATCGCATTACCCGCCAATGTCATCGCACGTCAGGCTCAGTCTGATTATGCAGCGATGGTGGATAAGCAGCGTGCAGACGGTGCCGCTAAAGCTGGTACGAACATCGCCACCTTTATGGACCATGACCGTGGTGGCTATAAGACAATGGCTGTATCTGGCACCAACAACGTTGGGCTGGACCCGAGCGTCTTCAATGGTCTGCTGGCTAACACCATGCGCTATGAAGGCTTCAAGGGAACCAAGTCGAATGGCTCTGTGGGCTACGGTTGGCATAATGCCTCTGGCGATGCCGTGCCGGACCGGATGACTGAGGGTGAGGCGCAGGTCAAGCTGAAGGAGCTGTATGAGTCTCGGTACATCCCGATGACGAAGAAGTACATGCAGGACTCCGGTGTACGCGGTGACTCGACGCTGCCGATGCTGGCTGATATGGCGTACCAGCGCCCTGCTGATGCGAAAGCAATGGCTGAGGTGATGGGTAAGTACCAGCGTCACGAGGTTGACTATCCTGAAGTGGTTAAGACCCTCAAAGGTCTGCCATCATTCACGGATGCAGGTGGAACCGAGAAGAGTATCCGTAACAAGGACCGTCTCGACCGTCTGTACCGCTGGGCTTCTCTGGATGGCTCCCGTCAAACGGACCCAACACAGAACCCAATCGCGGCTCTGACCAATCGGATGAACTAAACAATGTGGGCGGTACGCCGCCCCTTTATCATTATCTTTGGAGATTATTATGGTAGACTTTACCCGTGCGCCGGGCAACCCCGCTGCAATCAAGGCTAATGATAAAGCTGGGGATGCCGCAGGCAATACCCCTATGATGAACTACGACGATGCCACCGACAACGGTGTGCAGAGTGTTGCACGCGAAACAGGACGACTGACTGCACAGCAGGCTAACGTTGGTATGGGCCAGAGTTATGTGGCTGGTGCCAAGGCGTCTGTGCTGGGTGGCTTGATTACCAAGTTGCAGGCTCCTGATTTCGATGCAGACGCAAACTTTAAAGCAACTGACTTCATGGCGAATGACCCGCGTGTCAAAGAGATGCGCCCTGATGAAGATGAGATTAAGTGGCTGAAAGGCTCTGAGTCCATCCCGGAATACCAGTACCGTATGGCACAGATTCCAAAAGTACGTCAGGAGCTGGCCACCGCTGCCGCTAACCCAATCTCAGGTATGGCTGGTATGTTGGTAGCCGATGCCCCGTCAATGCTTATCCCATTCGTTCAGGAAGGTGCTATTGGCCGTACCGGTGCAACTGCACTGCGTATCGCTGCCGACACCTATGATGTGGCGAGTGCTGTCTATACCGCTGACCAGCTGGGCCAATCCCCGGCTGCATCTGCGCTGGTGGCTGGTACGGGCATTCTGGATATGACCCACCTGTTACAGCGTGGCTTTGGCCGCGTAGCCGTCCGGTCCGACCGGGCGGTGGATGACGTTGCAGCTGATGCTGAACGTGCCGCCGCTGCCGATGGGAACCGTGGAGCAAACAACACTGACCTGAATGAAGATGCAGCGCGTTACGCAAGTGACACAGGCGTGCATCCTAATCTGGCTGATGACACTCCAGTGACGGTTGAGGGTAAAGCCTCGGACCTGACTGTGGACCCGGATAATCCGGTGATGCCGAACAGTACCCGTGACCTTGATGATGACGTTGCAACCTTCGACAATATCCCGGCTCGCTCTGTACAGGGTAGTGTGGATTATGCGGAGCTGGAAGCAAAAGCAGTCAACACCAATCAAGCAAAAGCTGGTGCCAAAGTCATGGGTGCCCGTGCCGGTAAATCACTGGTCGAAGGTATCCCAATGCGTCCGGCTATGTCCCGCGCTATGGACCGTCTGGATGAGTTGGCGTCTCAGGGTAAATTACCTGAAGACTTCCCTGCACAGTACCGCACCATCATGGATGCAGTTGCTGACAATGCTCAAGATGTGCCAATCCACTTTGACCGCAAGGCCAACTTCCGGGCGCACTACCATCCGAACAGCCGTGACTTTACGGGTGAGCACCTGCGCCTCGCATTCCCTAAAGGGGCTGTGGGCAAAGGTAAGATGAACATCTCTGACGTGATTGGTAGCATGGACGGTCACGAGCTGCGTGTGTTCCTGCATGAGGCTATCCATGCCAGCAGCAGCCGCGCTATCCTGCGTGCTTCTGAGAATCCTTCGCTCGTCACTCCCGAGCTGCGCTCTGCATTGTCCGATATGGACACTCTGCGTGCGCACCTGACTGAGCAGATGAAGCGTGAGGTGAAGGAAGGTAAACTGAATGCAACAGAGCAGCATTACATCTCCTACTACCTGAAGAACAATCACGAGCTGGTAGCTGG